CTGGCAGGGGCAGGTGATGCTCGACACCGGTCTTGGTGTTCTCGGCCGGGATGAACCATTCACGCTCTGCCAAGCTGATGTGCGACCAGCGCGCTTGCCGCGTCTCGCCGATGCGGGTGCCGTGGCAGAGCATCATCAGCGCCAGCAGGCCGTCCGCCGGTTCGTTCTCGAGCACGGTCAGCAGGTGCGCGATCAGGTCCTGCAGCTGGGTGCCGCGAAGCCGGGACGGCTTGATGCCGACCTTGGCTTTCGAGAAGTCGCTGAACTTGATGTCCTTCATCGGGTTGGTCGCGATCAATCGCAGTTTGAACGCCTGCCGGAATGCCAGGGCCAGCAGCTGGAACGCCGACCGCACGTAATCAATGCCGATGGTCTCCTGCGCCGGCCACATGAACTGATCGTCCAGACTGGCCTTGTCGATGCCGGTCAGCGGCAGGTCGCCCAGACGGGGCTTGAGGTGGCATTTGATCAACGAAGCGCCGGTCTTCTTGCGCTTCTCGGACAAACTGCGGTCGCGTGCCATGCGGTCGGCGTACCAATCCAGCAGCTCACCCGTCGTGACCCACTTCGACAGGTTCGAACCGGCACCGGCATCGAGGCGCAAGCGGATGGCAGGCAGTGCCGCAACGACCTGCTTGGCCGACAGATCGGGAAAGCTGCCGACGAGGTTCCATTTGCCCTTGCTGACCAAATACCACGACGCCCGCGCACGATCCCGCGTAAAGCGCAGGTACAGGCCACGGTTCTCCACGTCGCGCAGGTCACGCTCGGAGCCGGCGGCCTGGCGCTTGATTTCAGCGTCGGTCATGCGCACGGCGGCTGTCATGCTGGCTGCGCCTCATTGGCTTTTTGCTGCTCTGGGACGAAGTCGTCGCGTAGCGGCATTAGGTGAACGGGCGCGCATAAGCCCCAGTCACTTTGCTCAACCGTGCCATCTTCGAACCAGCGGCAAAGGCCTTCACCACGAACAATCCAAACGGGAACGTCCGCATGCTGATACTTAAGCCCATTGGGCGCGGTGTAAATTTCATCGAGCTGGACCAGCTGGATCAGCTCACATTGCTTACCAATGTTCTCGACCATGCTGAATGCCCCGACGATCAGCGCCAGGTCGCCCGGCTTGAATTGATTGCTCATGCTAGAACCTCAACGTAGTCAGAAATTCGAACGCGTACAGCGCCACCCTTGATAATTTCGGCACTGATCTGCAGCTGGGTGACGAACCTGCTGTCGTCGATGCCCATCGCCTGGGCAACGCCGTCTCGTCCAGACTTGAACGCCGCGATGCAGTTGTCATCGTCACGCCGGCGCCGATCCGGCGGTATGAACTCAAGCGCAAGCAATGCGCGACCGGCAGGTACTGGTAATGCTGCCTGTAGGCAAAGCAGATAACAGGTGTTGCGATACAACTTCGCCGCACGGCTTTTGGTAGCCCAGTGCGTGCGAGCGTTGGGACTCAGGACCTTTGGTGGCCAGGGCAACATCAGATCGGTGCTCATAGCGGCTGCCCCGTGACCACGTCGACGACTTCGAAAGTGCTCGGCCACATCCAGGCCCCGTAACGCTTGGCCATAGCCGCGTCAACGAACAAGGCCAATGCATGGTCAGGCGTCGAGCTCAAGTCATACTTGAACGAGCAGCAAAACACCGCGTATCGGTAGGTTTCAATTTCTGGAAGGGCCAGGCGTCTGCCGGTCATCGTGTATCCCCACTGCGCTTGGCACGGAGTTCGGCCAACGCCTTGTTACCCACTTCGGGAGTAATTGATTTTCCGGGCGCGGCGAGCTGCGCAACAGGTACTGGCGGCAACTCTTCACCACGCCAGATCTTGCGGCACTGCTCGAGGTATTTCTGCTCAAAGCGGGTCATACCCAAGTCGCGAGGAAGCGTCTGCAGGCTCAGGAATCCAGCGGCTGCAGTGGCGTGATAGATCGCTGGGTGAAACCACTTACCGCGCCCCTCCATGCCTGGGTGTGAGTTGCGCAAGGCCTGCGAGTAAGCAACCTCAACGCTTGGCAAGCCGAGCCCTTCGGGGGCAAAACACCAGCCAACAAACACACCTGGCGCTGGAACAAAAGCCGATTTGCTCGCGCTGACCATGCGCATACCGTGGCGCAACTGATCCATCGAAGTGATTCCGGAGCGCATGAACTCGGCAATCCACTCGAGCTTTGAGGCATCCATAATTTTCTGGTTTGGCCAGGACTGGCGCCACGCGCCGCACGCGCCTTGCAGCCGAAGGAATAGTTCGTCGATCACCTGCTCGGTTGCAGGATCAATTTCGACGGTCACGGCTGGTGCTGGGCGATAGGCTGGATCGGTTGTCCGGTTGTGGACCAGATAACCAGCTCGAATAGGACCGCTCACAGGATCACCCCCTTGGACGCCCAGCTGCCCGTTGCCTCGGCACCTTCCTCTGACTCTGGCAAATTCCCCTTGGCCCGCTCTCTCACGTACCAGCCCACCAAGCGGTTACACCAGCCAGCGGACGTATCTACGGCTTTCTGCTTGGCCACAAACCAGCCGATGAAACTGCGGATCAGCGCGTCAGAGATATCGGTAGGCTTTACGCCAGCGATCTGAGCCTGGGCAATCAGGTAGCGGCTGTCCGGTGTCCAGTTAGCGAACATGGCGAAGCGCTGGCGATCATCGGTCGACTCCACGGCCTGCTTGTCCTGTTCGTCGATCACGTCCGAAATCTCGCGCGGCTGCTGCTGTTCGGTTAATTGATGGTTAAGTGACGTATTGGGTGCAGATTTCGCACCCCGTTCTGCCGAATTCTGCACCCCGTTCTGCTGTAATTTGCACCCCGTGCCGTCATCTGCACCCCGTTCAGTTCGGGGTGCGGGATTTGCACCCCGCTTTATCGGCAAGTCATAGACGACTGGGCGGCGGTCATGGCGCTCAATGTACACAGCGGCCAGCGCTTGATTGCCTGGAACGATCAGCTCAGACGCCCGCAACAGCTCGAGCTTGGAACGAACTGTGCGTTCGGAAAGACCGGTGTCTTCGCTCAACGTGGTGGCAGAAGGGAACGCGCCGCGTCCGTCTGTACCTGCGTAGTTGGCCAGGCACAGCAGCACATGCCGGGCGCTGGAATCAGATAGGGTCAGGCGTGGGATCTGTAGCGCCCACGACATTGCTTGAACGCTCACAGCGCTACTCCAATCGTTCTGCCTGTGTTGCCTTGATCAGGTCTGGTGTGCATAATCTGTCTCGCAAAGTTGTGAAGAAGCCGGTCTAGCCACCGGCTTTTTTTTGCCTGAAATTTGGTACTGGATGAATCAACAGCCCATCCGATGTACTACCTGCCCTTCCTGCCTGAGCGGATAATCGCCACGAACACGACGCTTCTAAGCGGCGCTTATTCGAGATGTTTGAGACGGATCGTCCTCACGTCTTGCAGTCAGATTTCCGCCGGACTCTTTCTCCAATACGCACTGCATCGGGTATGAAAAACCTCCGGCAGAGCGGCACTGAGATACCCGGCTGCTGGTGACCGCTAGGGCGTCGCCGATGGCGCGGCCTGTGCCGAAATATTTCAGCGCTTCATCAAAGGTCATGGTTGGTCTCCGGTGTCTTGATCGGAGTTTAGAGATCTTAACAGAACAAGGCAAGTTATCTAAACTGCTAATTGTTTAGAATCCTAAATATGGAATTTAAAGATCGCCTCCGGGCTCGTATGACCGAATTGAAGTTAAGCGCCACTGACCTGAGCGCTAGCATCGGCGTATCTAAAGCAACGATCACCTTCTGGCGTAACGGAACCAACGGAGCGACCGGGTCCAATCTCATGGCGCTGGCAAAGGCTTTGAGATGCTCTCCCCAGTGGCTGGAGACAGGTAAAGGTGAGGCGACAGACAGCGAACCCTCAAACGTCGCAATGATTTCGCAGCCTGCGCAAATGTATTCCTACCCGGTAGTAAGTTGGGTCGCCGCCGGTGCCTGGACGGAAGCCGTGCAGCCCTTCCCAGACGGCTTCTCAGATAGGTATGACGTATCCGATTACAAGGCGAAAGGAGCTGCTTTTTGGCTGGAGGTAAAGGGTGATTCGATGACGTCCACGTCTGCACCCTCAATCCCTGAAGGTTCGCAGATTCTGGTCGATACAGAGGTTGACGTCCGCCCGGGCAAGCTGGTGATCGCAAAGCTCGCAGACAGCAATGAGGCCACATTCAAGAAGCTTGTAGAGGACGGCGGAGTCAGATACCTGAAGCCGCTGAACCCGGCGTACCCCACGGTGCAGTGCTCAGATGACTGCAAGATTATCGGGGTTGTAGTGAGGTCACTGACGAAGTTCGATTAAAAAGACAACATTGCCCATGGCTTGGAGCCATTAAACTAGAAGGAGTTTTAGTGACATGGATCCAGACGATCTAGAGAAAAAGCTTGCGTTATCAAGGGAAGAGTTAAACGAAACGCTTTTGCAAAATGTTACAAAGGCTGAGCTTTTCGCGATTATTCAGCCTCTGTGGATGGCAAACATAAAACTTGTTTCAGCCATCCTTGAGGCAATGACTAGCCTCCGCATACTTGGCTCCGAAAATGAGAAAGCATCTCTATACGCTGAAAATGCATGGGCGGAAATGCCTGACGTGCTTGAGCGTCTTGAGAAGATGGAACCGTGTATCAGAGCAGTATTTCCAGGCTTGATAGAAGCTCACGGAAGCCCCAAGAAAGAAGGGCCTGTAAATGAATGATTCAGTGCGATACCTTAGGGATGAATACAAGGCCTTGGACGCGGCAGGATCGGGCAAGAAAGGCGGAGGCGATCCTCCAGGAGGTGATGGGTTGGAAAAGCGCGTAGAGAAGATCGAGTCAACAATGTCAGATATTCAGATCAGGCTGATTCGCGTTGAGTCCAAACTCGACTCGGCGGCTACCAAGGCTGATCTTTCAGATCTGGCGTCTCAGTTTCATAAATCTATGAATGAGCAGACGTGGAAGTTTCTGGCAGGTGCAACTGGCATGGCTGGATTGTTCTCAGTTGTTGCATTCGGCCTAGCTCGAACGTTGAGCTAAACGAAGCTCGGCCCGGCGCCGGGCTTTTCTGGCCCTCCTCCTTTCCCCGCGTATTTAGCGCACCGCTGAAATTACGCACCAATCATTAACACGATCGGACCTGAAACAGCCCGCCACTGAGCGGGCTTTTTTGTGCCCGGGGTTAAAACCCGTCAAAAATATTTAGTTTTCTTAAAATACAGGTTGACTCCTTTTGTTTAGTTTTCTAAATTACACGCATCGCAGCGATCAACCGCCGCGACACAAGACTGGTGAAGCCGCCAGATAGCACGGGATCAGCGAAGTGATCTCCCAGCCCCGGATAACGGGACCGACTGGACGAAGCTCTTTACAGAGAACGGAATCACTTGTTGGACAGCATCACTGAAGCACCTGGCTTGCCGGGTGCTTTGGGATGACAACCACCGAGTAAAACGTAATGGACACCACCATCGTATGTGGGGCATGGAGAGGCCACCTCGGCCGTGGTCTTGCGCCGCGAGAGTTGCAGTTTTTG